ATCTATGCAGATAACGCTGCAGATTTTGAAGCACAACTAACCACACTGCAAGATACAACAGCACTGATTCACAGTGTTAGTCAATCTCTCGGAAGCGCTGGACCTGCTGCGCCCTTTCAGCGTCGTTCATATCCACCAAAGCCAGCAGGACAAGCGCCTATAGCGCCACCTGCTGATGGAGAAAATCCCAACTGCTCACACGGAGCAATGCAATTACGTTCAGGTACATCTGCTAAAGGACCTTGGCAGGGTTGGATGTGTGCTGCACCTAAAGGCGTAGCACCAAAGTGCGACACAATCTGGGTAAGGTAGAAGTATGCGGGACCCTCGTAACTACGAGAACCCGCTATGTGCTCAAGTCGGGACAGATACATTCTATCCAGAGGACATCGGTCCAGGTAAGTATGAGTTCATACAATCTGCAAAGACAGTCTGTGGAGGATGTCAACATCGATTTGAATGTGCTGAATGGGCAATCCATTATGAAGAATACGGAATCTGGGGTGGGTTAACAGGTAACCAAAGAAGGTTAATCCGTCGCAAACGAGGCATAAGAATGAGGCGAGAGGAAAGTGCTTAAACTACAGCGTGCTTGGGCTAGTACGCATATCAAGGCAACACCATTACCTGAAGTATGGAAAGAGTTTACTAAGAAACAAATCCAATTCAGGAGAGGGCAGGTGACTATGGTCGCTGCTGCTCCCAATGCTGGTAAGTCTATGCTTGCTTTGGTCTATGCGATACAAGCCAAAGTTCCAACGCTGTTCTTCTCTGCCGATACTGACTCTACTACTGTAATGATTCGTGCCGCTGCTAGTCTGTCTGGTCATACCCAACAGACTGTAGAGAAGAATCTATTGCAGAATCCACACTACTACTCTAAGTGGCTTGGGGATATGGGACATATCTCCTGGGTCTTTGATTCAAGTCCGTCACTTGATGACTTAGAGATGGAGATAAAGGCCTACATTGAACTCTATGGAGTAGCACCAGAGTTAATCATTGTAGATAACCTAATGAACGTAGCAGCCGAGACAGATAATGAATGGGCTGGTCTGCGTGAGATAATGATGAACCTGCACGATATGGCTAGGAAAACCGAAGCCTGCGTGGTAGTCCTCCACCACGTGTCGGAAGCGAGTGAGTATGGGTCACCTACTCAACCGCCACCGCGTCGTGCTATACACGGCAAGGTGTCACAGTTACCCGCTGTGATACTAACCTTGGGCTATGACCCTGCTCAAGGAACGCTGCGAGTAGCCCCAGTCAAAAATCGCTTTGGTCCTCACAGAGCGGACGCCTCGGACTGGGCTACTCTTTTCGTCAACTTTAGTGCCTGTCAGATGGGCGATGTGGATGCACAGGGTCGCTCGTATAGAAACTCTAATCCAGAAGTGAGATGGTAATGAATACAAACCTTGTCATTATTCCTGCAAGAGGCAGACCAGACAAAGCGCAGTTAGCATTTGATGCGCTAAAGGAACACAGCAAGATATCAGATTTACTCATCGGGCTAGATGATGATGATGCAGATAATTACCCAGAGATAGAAGGTGTTATCAGAGAAGTCAATCCACGACTGCGTATGAATGGAACCTTGAACCTACTGGTCAAGAAGTATCAAGATAAGTACGAGACGATTAGTTTTATGGGCGATGACCATATCGTCAGAACCGAAGGTTGGGATGAGATGCTCTACGCTCCCATCAAGGAGCGAGGCTATGGAATCTCCTATGGTAATGACCTATTCCAAGGTGAGAACCTGCCTACGATGGTGATGATGTCTACCAATATCAGCAAGAGCCTTGGCTTCTTTGCTCCACGCAGATTGATTCACTTGTATATGGATAACTTTTGGAAACTCTTTGGCTTGGTAACTAACAGTCTAACCTATGTGCCTGATGCCATCGTAGAACATATGCACTATATGGCTGGCAAATCTAAGGTAGATGCTCAGTATGAAGAGGTCAACTCATCAGAGGTAGGCAACCACGATGCTGAAGTATTCAGGGAATACTGCACACACGAAATCAAAGAGGATGCCATTAGATTCCTAGAGTCGGTTAACAAGTGAAGAGAGCACTTATCACAGGACATAGAGGCTTTGTCGGTGGATACTTCTGGGATTTGTTGCACAAAGATAACTGGCAACTAACAAGCATAGATATCAAGAATGGTGATGACTGCAGAGACTTCTTCAAGGAAGATGATAGACAGTTTGATTTAGTTATCCACCTTGCAGCCGTCGTAGGTGGGCGTGAATCCATCGAGGGTCGCCCACTTGCGGTTGCAGATAACTTCAGTATTGACTCTGAGTTCTTCCAATGGTGTCTCAAGACTAAACCTAAGAAGGTAGTTTACTTCTCAAGCAGTGCTGCCTATCCTGTATCAATGCAGACAGCAGAGCGTCACGTCAAGTTATCTGAAGGTATGTCCTGTTGGGAACATCTACATATGCCTGATATGACTTACGGAATGAGTAAGTTAGTTGGTGAATATCTATCATCATTTGTAGATAATGTGTACATCTTCAGACCATTTAGTGGATATGCCTGGAATCAAGATGACACATACCCATTCCCAATGTATATCAAGAGAGCGCTACGTAAGGATAATCCATTTGAAGTCTGGGGTCCAGGCACACAGACCAGAGACTTTATTCATATCAAAGATATTATTGGTGCTGTAATGGCTGCGCTGGAATCAGCGCCTATTGGTCCTATCAATCTAGGCACTGGTAGGTCAACCTCATTCCTAGAGTTAGCACAGATGGCAATGGATGCTGTGGGTTACGAAGGAGATATCCTTACTAGACCAGACAAACCTGTGGGATGTATGCACAGAGTAAGTGAGAACTCTAAGATGCTTTCATTCTATACACCTACCATTACACTAGAGCAGGGAATCCAAGAGGCGGTAGAGAAACTTGTCTAGTTACAATAAGGCTAAGGGTTCCAAGTTTGAGACTGATATTATGAAATGGTTGCGTAGCCTAGGCCACTTCGCAGAGAGACTTGCCAAGGCTGGCAGTAATGACGAAGGCGATATCGTTACCATAATCGCAGGTCAGACCTATATTTTGGAATGTAAGAACCGCAAGAAGATAGATTTACCTGCCTTCTGGGACGAAGCACAGGTAGAAGCAAAGAACTATGCGAAGGCTAGAGGACTTGTTGCTTCTCCTCTGGCTTTCGTTATAGTAAAGCGTCGTAATCACGGCGTTGAGAAGGCTTGGGTAATCCAAGACTTAGACCAATGGGTAAATGAAAGGACAAACAATGCCAGTACCACAGGGTGATATCACCAGCAGTGAAATCAATAAACCACAACCAGTAGATGTAGAACTACCAGAGGAACCAACTGAGGTAGAGCAGAAGGAAGAAGAGAAAGAAGAATGATTTGCAGCGAATGTAAGATTGCTGCTTCATACAACTCTAATGGGAAGTATGTCTTTGCAGAGAACTTTCATAAGAATTGTGGAGGAGATTGCGGATGCCAGCACAAGACTGGTCCAGGGTGGTTCATAAAGGCAGGCGAAAGACCAAGGCCGATGCAAACTCAATCTCCGTAGCAGTTATCGTTGCACACTATGGAGGCGAAGTAAAAGAGGGCAAGAGCGCCAGCGTCAAGTGCTGTATGCACGATGACTCACGGCGCAGCGCAGTAATAAACACGTATGACAACCTGTACTACTGTCATACCTGTGGCAAGGGAGGCACGTCTATTGACGTGGTGATGGAGAAAGAAGGGTTAGGGTTCAAGGATGCAGCAGAGCGAGCAACAGAAATCGTTACTGGAAGTGGTAACTCGATACAGTCAGGCTCTAAACGAGGAAGCAGTAGGCTATCTCGAAGGACGTGGAATATCTAAGGATGTGGCAGAACAGTTCTCATTAGGAACTGTGACACAGCCAGCAGTAGGTCACGAACAGTTTGAGAATTGGATATCCATTCCATACATCACAGCGATGGGTGTCTGTACTAGCGTCAAGTTTAGAAGGCTAGATGATGGCAAGCCTAAGTATGGGCAGCCTACTGGTCAGAAGTTACACCTGTATAACGTCTCAGATATCTTGGCAGATACACAGAAGATAGTTGTCTGTGAGGGTGAGTTAGATACCATCATTATGTCAGGCATCTTAGGTATTGCTGCAGTAGGAGTGCCAGGAGTAGCAGCCTGGAAACCCTTTTATAGTAAGTTATTTACTGGTTTTGATACTGTCTATGTCGTTGGAGATAACGACGTGAAAGAAGATGGTTCTAATCCAGGAGCAGAGTTTGCTAAGCGTGTCGCAAGCGAGGTAGTGAACTCACAAATAGTACAATTACCACCAGGTATGGACATAACGGACTACTACCTGGAGTATGGTTCCGAGAAAACATCCAACCTAGTAGGAGGAGCACGATGAATGAGCAAGAGAGAGTTGCACGAGGCAGCCAGATTATTGACGGATATGGGGATGATAATACTTTCGATAGACTACAAGGCTGGGACGATAACCTGTCAGCCGATGCCCGCAAGAAAATAAACGACGAGTTCATTCAAGATGTCTGGCGAATCCTTGACACAGCAGGAAATCTGCTCATCAGCAAGCATCACGATTACGGCCCGAAGAACATCGCTCACAGTCCAGGTGGAGCACTCAACGGACTTAGAGTGCGAATGTGGGACAAGGTGGCTCGCATCAATAACCTCATTGATTCTAACGTCGCTCCCAGTAACGAGTCACTCAGAGATTCCTTCTTAGATTTATTGAACTACTCTG